GATTCAGAATTATGTTACCAATGAGCCACATGTTAAAACTTGATTCATCTGAATTCAAAGAGTTCATGAACAACGTATATGAGTGGCTTCCATTTGAAGTGGATACACAAACTTCTCAACGTTCTCGCAAGTGGCGTACATGGAATGGTGATTACTTTGAAAATCGCACAGGTGATTTATTCAACGTGTTACCGTTTATTCCTAAGACAACACAGAACGAAGAACGTAAGAAACAGATGCTTGATACACAGTCATTAACCAATCTGGAAAGATGGTTCGTGTCTAAAACAGGCAGTGGAAATCGTAACGGACAATTACTAAAGTATGCTTTACTTTTAGTTGACCAAGGTTATGATTACTACGCTACGCTGCAAGGTGTAGAGTCGTTAAACATGAAGTTGCAAGAACCAATTGACCAATCAGAAATATTATCAACAATTATGACAACCGCTAGTAAGCGGATTGGCGAAAGAACTAAGCAGGTAGAAAATGAACAATAATCTAATTTTGGTTACTGGTTTTTCTGGTACTGGTAAGTCTATGTCGCTCAGTAAGTTAGAGAACCCTGAAGGGGTTCTTTATCTCAACTGTGAGTCTAACAAAAGCTTACCATTTAAAAATGGTAATAAGTTCATTAATAAAACAATTACAGACCCTTACAAAGTCTATGATTACATCAACCAAGCTGTTCAACACTCTGGTAAAGTACACACAATTGCAATTGATACTGTCACATTCTTAATGAATATGTATGAATCCAATTATATTGTAAACTCAGCTAATTCACAAAAGGCATGGGGCGACTACGCTCAGTTCTTTATGAATCTGATGCAGCAATATATTGCCGTTGTTCCACAACGTGTTGTGCTGTTCGGACATACGGCAGAAATGATTGATAATGATAAAATCAGTCATGTAGCTGTTAAGGTTAAAGGTTCATTGATGAATAATGGTATTGAATCATTCTTCTCAAATGTAATTTCAACCAAGAAAATGCCGATTAAAAAATTATTGGAGTACAAGGAAGGTAACGACTTACTGACTTTTACTCCTAAAGAAGAACTGCTTGGTATTAAGCATGTCTTCCAAACCCAATTAACTAAGGAAACTATTAACGAACGTATTCGTGGCCCTGAAGAACCGCCAATGTGGTCTGTGCCTGAAACATTCATTAATAACGACCTTGAGTTAGTATTTAAACGCATCAAAGAATACAACGAATAACCGGAGAAATTAAAAATGTCATTACTGAAAAAAGCTCAAACCAACGTAAAACCAGAAGATATTAAAGGCGGTAAAGAAACCGACCGTTTAGGCGGTGGCGGTGTATTAGAAACTGCTGTGTATCCTTTCGTACTTGATTCAATTTACACAACTGAATCCAAGAAAAGTGCAGTTGGTATCGTAGTCAACCTGTTAGTTGGTGACAACCAACAAAAGTATTCAGAAACATTCTGGATTACTACAGGTTCTGACAAAGGCTGTAACCCTTACTATGAAAAAGATGGTCAGAAAAACTGGCTGCCTTCTTATGTTATGTTGGATTCGTTCACTAACATGATTAATGGTAAAGGTATCACTGACCAAGATACTGATACTCGCGTACTCAATATCTATGACTATGAAACCCAAAAAGAAATCCCAACTAAAGTTGAAACTTTGGTTGACCTTCTTGGTATCAAAGGCTTTGTTGCCATCACCAAAGTTCGCTCTAACAAACAAGTTAAAGGCGACAACGGTTATGTTGATTCACCTGAAGAACGCTTCACTAACCAAGTTAGCAAATTCTTCAACTCTGAAAAACAAACTGCAACTGAAAAAGCTGCTGGCGTAGCTGGTACTTTCGCTGACAAATGGGCAGAGAAGTACAATGGCAAAGTCACCGACAAATACAAAGAAGTTAAAGGTGTAGCTGCTGGTGCGCCATCGCGTCCAAACACTCCACCTGTACCAACTTCATCTGGTAGCGCTCCTGCTGATGAAGACGACTTGTTTGCTTAATTAATAGTGAAGGGGGAATTTATTCCCCCTAAGCTTTAGGTGCTTTATGACTAAGAAAATTACTATCGTGGGTTTAGACCCATCTATGAATAATTTTGGTATGGTTCGAGTCACAATGGATTTAGACACAGGAATATTGGATACTCCTGATTTATTTCTATCTGAATCGCTAGACCAATCTGATTCTAAGAATGTACGTCAAAATTCTAAAGACTTAAACACCGCTAAGAAGCATTACAAAGCCTTAAAAGAATTTCTTGTAGGTGCAGACCTAGTAATTGCAGAAATCCCCGTGGGTTCTCAATCAAGCAGGGCTATGGCATCTTATGGAATGTGTATTGGATTGCTTGCATCTATTGAAGCGTCATTAATACAAGTTACACCTTCGGAAGTTAAAATTGCTGCAACCAATTCTAAAACTGCTACCAAAGCAGAAATGATTGATTGGGCTTTTAATAAATTTCCAAATGCACAGTGGACAACAGTCAAAAGGACTGGTAGTATTGTTCTCACAGCAAAAAACGAGCATTTAGCTGATGCGCTAGCAGCAATCTACGCAGGGCTGAATACAAGTGAATTTAAACTGGCAAAAGCCATTCTTTCAAAATAGGAAATACATCATGTTCAAATTATCTTTAGGTTTAAACGAAGTTTTAGAAGCAGTTAAAGCAACAGTTCCAGCTCTTGGTATGCCAGTTGAAGGCAAACAAATCGTTGCACGTTTAGTTGTTGCCAAAGGCGTTGTAACTGGCGCTGAAGTTGGTATCGCTAACGAAGGTGAAGACGTATCAAGTTTCTATCCAGCTCCATCAACTCGCGCTGGTGTAAAACGTGGCCCACGTAAAGCTGCTGCTGATAAAGCTTAATTAGCTTTTAAAAGAAGAACCCACTACTTGTAGTGGGTTTTTTTATGTCCAAATGTCCGAGTTAGTACAAGGATACCTATGCTTAAAAAAGCAAAAGCCGCATTAGCAGCTTTTTTAATTGCAATCATGGTAGTAGCTTGGCCTTTGTTTCTTGCTCTTAGCATGGCTACATTAATTGGATATATAATGTATAACCTAATTCGCATCGAGCAAGATAAAGACAAAGACAACTAAAATATACAGCCCCTAGTCTGTAAACGGGGCTGTTATTATCGTTTCACCTACCGAGTTCCAAGCAGAAGTCCAAGGCGTACTCATTTTCTGTATCAGTTCCTCTGGTGTCATAATAGCATCCAATGGGTCTTCTACATTACCAAATAAACCTTGTGAACCAAGTAACATTATCAAGCTAAATGGTTTCTCTATCAGTAATGTTGCCAACACTTTCTGAATACGGATACCATACTTAGTAAACATCAAGAAGTTGCTCTTATTCAAGAAAGCAATAATAGGATGTGTAGCATAACCATAGTCAACAAACGTTTCAGTAATATCTTTAATGTTGGCTTCATTACTCATTCCTTTGCTGACGTTATGTTTGTATAAAGCATAGCGTCCAGCGAAGTCACTTAACTGTGTTGTTTTGTGCATGAACTTGTATAAACGAGTATCATGCTGAATCAACGCAAACTTAAACAAGTCACGTACAACATCTGGAACTTTCTTACTGTATTTCTCTAAACTAGTAGCTAGTTCACTTGAGAATGAATACATTTCATTTTCAGAATCCAAATCTTCTACGATAGTTTGGAACACGCCTTGTTTAATCAAATAACCAACTGGATTATGATGTAATTCATCTTCCATTCTCAGTTTATCAGAGAGTAATCCCCGTTTCTCTGAGACAGTTAGATTCTTCTTAGTATCTAACTGTAATTTTATTTGCTCCAAGTTGCGAAGTGTATTCATATACTGGTTAGCATATTTGAAACCTTCAGCTGTATCACTAATAGCAGTTAAGAAGTTACCTGTCTTCACACTGGTTAATATCCAGTTAGAGAAGATGTTCACAGCTGCTGTAGAACCAAACTTGATTACAATAGTATCTCGAATCATCCCCATTAATTCAAAGAACCCATCCTCATATCTACGGTATTTCGTTTTACTAGCTACAGTAACTAAAGCTCTAGTTAACTGGTTATTAAAACGATTATTGATAGCCTCAAAGATTTCTTTGCTACGTAATTCACGTTGCCCAAAGAAGTTATCAATGTTTCTTTTCCGAATATACAAACCCTCAACACCAAACAAAGCACCAAACTCTTGTCTAGCATCATAAGGAATTTTGTACCACAAATCTCTGTACTCTTTTTCCTGTGAGTCTCTACCAATGTACACATAGTCATGCAGTTCTCTTGCAGCAAACTTAGTGTAGTCATCAAATACAGCTCTAGCAGCTATTCTGTTAATTACAGTGGTATTTCGTTTATCTTTAGTATGGCTTACTAAGTACGCCATAGATTCATCAAACTTATCACGTAATTGCAGTGCATCTACTTTAGTTTCATGCAGCATCTGGTAACGGAAATTAACTATATCCCCTTTATCATTAATAGAAGGGAACAGAATATTATCACTAGTTGTCTTAGTATTTTGTGCAGTGAATTGAGCATTAATTTCACCACCAATGTTAGCTAAATAATTATTGATGTCATCAAGACCATCTAAGTAGTTATCTAACGGGTCATTCAACAGTTGATTTTTACCGTTCTCATTTCTAACTTGGATTAAGTTAGTACCTCTGGCTCTGTTATTAGTACTTGATAAAGCACCACCTTGTAACGTGTTCATAGCACCATACGGATTCACTAACACGTACATTTCTTCTTTATTATCATCGTACTTGTCTTTCATAATTGGATTATTGTAGACAAGTTTATAACCGTCTTTTAAGTAAGCAGCTACTTCATGTTGGTAAGCAAACACAAGACTACGTTTAGGGTTAGTTACATCACCAACATAACCTTTCTCAGTAAGCATTGGATTATTATCAAAGTTATGCACTAACGCCAACTCTAATGTTTTCTTATGTAGTTCCATGCTTGCTTCTACTGCACTAGGATTATTAGTCAGCATGTTAGCTACTATGTCTCTGTTATCAACATTAGAATACTCAATAGCATATAGTGAAGCTAATTCATTAATAAGCTTCTCTGCTACAGCCGGATTCTTAACTAAATGACGATGACTAGTCGCATTAATTAAACGGGCGATAGTATGGGCATTCTTATAAGGCATGTATTCATTAGCCTTACCAGTCTGCATGTAATGCCCTAAGCTATCAGCATGTTTAATGTAGTAGTTAAACGTATCAGGGAACTTGGCTTCTAGTTCTTTCTTAATGGCTTCAATTTTGGTTGTTAAAGCAATATCATTAGAAAGCACACTAATTAAGTCAGCAGCTGAGTAGTTCAGTGACTGTAAATCAGCTTTACCAACGATGTAGTACATCGCTTTATTTTCTGCTTCTGTTAACTTACCAGCAAACAAGTTCTGATTAATAAAGCTCATGATATTCGATTGGGTATTTTGACGCATAGCATCAATAAACCGACTACGAATAGCTTTAAGCTTATGTACGAAAGCAGTACGTTTATTCACGCCTTGAGCTTCACGAAACGTATAACCAATCACACTTTCTTCTTCCATGCGGAACATAGAATGTAGTGAATCAACATAATCACTTACTTGTTCTTTACTAGCTCTGCTTAAATGCTGTGCTGTAGCGCCAGCAGAAGCAACAGTACCTGCAATAGAAGAAACTATTGGAATATTTTTACCTGATACAGCACTTAGTTTACTGATTACAAAACTAGTAGCTTTAGACTGTACAGCAGCCTTAATAGCTTCTTTGGTTTTGTTATTCAAGTTATCTTCAACATTCTGCATCTGACTTAAAATAGACAAGTTAGCTTGTTGATTAGTATTGATAATGTTTTTCAACATTTCTCTTACTGTTACATCAGCTGTAGGGTTATCCATTTTAAATATGTTATTAGTAATAACATGGATGTATTCCATAACACGTTCAAATAAGTGTGTAACAACATCACCTAATACTTGGAATGTGCCAGAAGTAGCCTTACTTGGAGTCATACTCGCTTTACGGCCTTTTCTAATTTCCTCATTTAAAGGGATATTACGTTGCAATGCCCGAATCAACTGCAAGTTAGTAGTCGCATGAGCAACAAACTCATGGAAACCGTTATGCTTAACCACAACCTCAGTCATACCTGTTAATGGGTCAGTAATTTGCATCTGACTACTTTCAAGGTTATTGAAGATGTAGTTCCAAGTGTCTTTAGCAGCTCGCATTTGCGCTCTGGTTGGTTTACTTGGTGGATTGCCATTAGCATCCAGCTCAAGGAAAGCTCTTGGCTTAATATGCTTTCTGGAGACTTCCCAAATCCATCTTAAATGGTCTGTGTGCTTGTTCTTTTTATCCAAGTAAGGATAAACAACATGGTGAATTATTTCATGGGTAAAAGTCTCAGCAGCAGACATGCCACGTAATAACGTCGCAGGGATACCACGAAGCTTAATTTTAATGGTCTGTGTACGAGACTCATATTTACCCAAAGTACCATCTATCGCATTGCCAAGCATCAATACAGCTGGTTGGATAGCTGTAGTCAGTTGGCCTAACAGACCACGTAAATACTGGTAATGAGC